CAATCAAGACCTCGCCCGCTTCGTTAAGCAAAGACCAAGAGAGGAGGTACGCTCCATTGTGCGCGTTGAAGGTGATGTCCACCACGTCGCCCACCACGTAGTCCAAAGGGAAGGCCACGTAGTTGTTGTCGGGGTACTGCTCGTCTTGAGCCAACACCTGAACCTCGAACATTTGAGCACCCTCCACGCTTACATCCGCAAAGAGTACGCTCTGCGTGCCCACAGGCATATCCAACAAGACCTCAAGGTATTCTTGTCCGTTGCTGAATAGGCGCACCTCCACCCATCCCAAGGTTTGAGTGCCTTGGTTAAGTACGTCCACCCAAATGTCTTGTGTTGGTGTGCACCATTGTTCGTGGTAAAATGCCTCCCCAATTGAAGCGTCGTAATCGACTACGGGAGCACACGCCAAACTTGTGGCAAGGGCTGGCCGTTGTTCCTCAAGGCATTGGTGCATCCGTGCTGACTGACCCTCGGTGAAGCTCTCACGACAATCCTCTGCCGTGTAGTCCATAAAGTTGTCCAACAAAGCGTCGGGGCAGCTCTGGTTTGTGCAGGTGTAGTTCGGCAACGTCACAGGGGTATCGCACACCCTGTCGCCTTGCAGCTCGCAATTGGACTCAGGGTTGCAACTGACCGTATTTTGGAACGTATGGAACAAAGAGAGGTAGTGCCCCATCTCGTGTACGATGGTGAGTCCAAGGGTACGCCCCGGCTTCAGTACACCCGTCGTCCCAGTCGCATTGTAAAGCGTTACGATGCCATCTCTGCAATCGTTTGTTGGGCCTAAGTAAGCGAATCCTTGCGCCCCACCTAAGCCGTCGTTGCCGTCAATCTCTGGAACGATATAGATATTGCAGTATTCGTCGGGATTCCAACACCCTGCCGTCTGTTTGACAAAGGCCTCATCCACTCCTACGCTCCCGTTGGTGCCGTTGCTTATCCCGTCGGTTGCGTATTCGCTCCAGATGTTGGCTCCATTGGTGCGTGTGATGCCCGTTGTGGGGTTGCCTTCGGGGTCTCTTGCGGCCAAACAGAAGTCAATCGCGCTATCCTCAAATTCTGCGTTCAAGACTTCGACTTGCGAGACGATTTGAGCGTCAGATACGTTGGACTGCCCTCCGTCGTGGACGATATGGAACACCACGGGGACGGTCTGTTGGAGGTATGTTCTTAGGTTACGGCTTTTTTGTAGCCCCATTGTCTGCACCTCGTGGACAAGGCAGTCTTGGGACAGAACCAGTTGAGGGACGAGAAGGAGAAAGAGTAGGGCTTTTTGCATCGAGCCAGTTTTTGAGAAGGGTGATATGTTGTTTCCTAGTCAATCGTAGAAGATTTTGCGGGCCAAGTCAGGGTCAACCCTGTCATATCCTCCAGAGATTGTCATGCCATTCTGATAGTACACCTGAGTCTCAGGAGACATATCGTTGCCAGTGTTGCTCTTGTACTCAGGAAAGAGAGAGGAGTTCTGGCATAGATACTCCACCATCCTAGTCGTGTAGAACTGTGCGTTCTGTCGTGCGTTCTCGATTTCTCGGTGTAGGTCGGCCTCGCTTATGGCTGAGGTGTTCTCTGCCGTGCGGATGACCAACCCCCCGTTGTCGAGTTTGACGTACAGGTTAGGCAACATCTCCACCATAGCCCACCACACCGTTGCCTTCCTGACGTAGTTGTCCAAGAGGGTCTCGTAGTCGCCTGTCACGCTATCTCCGGCAATGTCCGCCTTGAGCTTTTCGAGGAGGTCGGTGCCGAGGTATTGTTGGATGTATTTGTCCTGTGCCAAAATGATGGGAGGAACCATAACGGCATCTTCCACCCCTCCGTTGAGCTGGGTGAGACGCTTCATGTAGTCCGGATTGACAAAGAGAACTTCTGCGGTTAGTGCCATTACTTAGGGGTTGTCCAGTTTTTATCTTCCAAAAATCCACGGTTCTGCATATCGCGGGGACGCTTGGCAACTCGTGGGTCGTTCTTAGGCAATGGGTCAAGCCCTGCCTCTCTCAAGATGTTTCGCGCACGGGTTACGCTTATCTTTTTGTTGTTCTTGCGTAGGTAGGTGCGACGCTCCCAAAAGTGTTGACAACTGCCCCCACCCTTGTAGAGCCAAAGGTCGTAGTTGTCGGCTCCGTTTGGCCCCCATCCGGGGTTTACGGCACGCTGAGAAGCCGCGTCGATGTCCTCCTTTCTCCACACCCTATCTCCCGCGTTGACCATACGCTGACAGAAGTCCCTCGAAGGGTTGCCATTCTTGCCCGTTACTTTGGGCATATAGGCGTATCTGACCTTTACGAGTTCGTTGTCTTGCTCGCTCTTGGCTTGTGGCTTGCCGCTCGGTACTTTGGCGAAGTTCCAAAGAGCGTCCATCTTCTCCTCCTCGTCGTAGTCCACCCGTCGAGCGTCAATCAATTCCCAGTCGTCGTCCATCTCCTCACCCATCTCGATAAGAAAGTCACAAGCATCGGAGAGGTCGATTTCCTCGCTCAGTTCTGTTGCCACTTCTGGCTCCATAGGGGGCACCTCCTCCACCGATACAACCGTCGGAGTACCTGCCGCGATAAAGACGCTTTCTAGGGCATCCTTTACGATTCTTTGGTATGGCTTCACCACTTGCCTGTCGAAAAGCTCTGAGGCAATCTCCAACTCTTGTGTGTTGCCTAGTTGCCCTGCCGTCTTAACGCCAAACATAGCCGAAGACACCACGCGGTGACCAACCATGATTTTGTCGGACACCTCCGTGCTGAGGAATTGGTATTGCTTGTCTGCATCGCTCAAAGGGAACGGCTCGAAGTCGGGTTTTCTGTCGGGAGAGTCTGAGTAGGTTACGATGAACTTGCCCGCATTCGTAGCCCCCGCCAACTGTCTTTCGATGTCGTTGCGGATACGTCTGCGCTCCTCCTGTGCTGGCACCCCGTTCTTGAAGTGGATGGTAAACGACGGAGCGAGGCCGTTCTTGATGTTGTTGATATGGTACTTGCCAATCTCTTTGTCCAGCTCGATGTAATCAATAGACCCAATGTAGTCGGGCTTGGGGTAGTAGTATGAACCCGGTGAGAAGGGCTTCACGTAAAGAATTTGAACGGGAAACTGAACCGAATTTTCAGGGTTGAAAGCGGCCACCGTTTGCGGCTCCTCACGCTTGTCACTCCAGTCCTTAGAGTAGTAGTAAAACTCTACCTCCTCGTCGTCGTTCACCTCCGCACTACGGACGTTCTCAAAGGGGCAATGCCGCACTTTTGAGATGGTCGTTCGGTCGATGGAGTACACCACCTCCAAAGCAAAGCCGCCCTGTATCTTGAGGTCAAGACACGCCTTCCGAACTTCGTCTTGCAAGCCCCACTCCTCCATCTTCAACCGCGCCTCTAGGGTGTCAGCTTGCACCCCATCGCCAAAAATCATATACGCAATAGAGGTGCAGAGCGCGTTGTGTGTAGCACTCGACTTGTAGAGGTCGATGAGGTACTGGGGAAAGAGGTTGTCGTCACCATAGCTGACCCACCCTTGGTTGCTAGGACGCTCTGCGTAGGAGCGTTCTTGGTATTCTTTTAGCTTCAGTAGTTCCATTACTGGTAATATATCACATTGTCAGGGATGTCAACCGTGGGGATAGTCCACGCGGCTGAGTCCTCGAATTTAGCCGTACCTACCTCACACAAACCCACCACAGAAGCGTCTTGTGGGTCGGTGTTTGTCGATGAGTTTTGACCATAGACGGAGTAGGTGTACAACCCCGACTCGGTTATCAAGACATCTCCGTTGGTTGCGTCGGCACTATCTGTCCCCATCTCGAATTTGGTGTACCTCTCGTTGTCCACGTCGATGTCCAACACACACGCAAAGGTGTTGTGGGTCGCCTGACTCTCAAATACCATAAGGTAGTGAGTGAAGGCAGAGAGGAACTTCCGCGCCTCGAAAGGCGTGATGTATCCAAATTGGCTCGGTGTGTTTGGTATTAGGTGAATCATTGATGAAAATAAAGGGGAGAGCAAACGCCCTCCCCCCCCTTGTAACAATAACGGCCTAAGGTTGGCCCGATATTTCGTTGGACTTACGGTGTAGCGTTGATGGTAATTTCTGTGTCGCTTGGTGCTCCGCTAGTGAGTGCGAGGAAAGGTGCGGCTGCAACTTCCTGTGCAGAGAACTCAAGCGTAAATCCGTTCTGGTCGCCAGCGGCAGTTCCTGTCTGCGCACTTCCTCCGGAAACTTCAACTCCGTTAATCAATCCCATCACAAACCAGTTGCCGTTGTTGTCCTCTACAAGGAGACCAACACGGCCCTTGATAAGGTTAGAAATTTCCGCAATGTCAGCGGCTGCCGCTTTGTTGAAAGTGACAGAGCAAACTTGGTCAAAGAAAACCGTGCCAGCGGCAAGGTCAGAAGTGATAGTCTGAGTCAAAGAGCCAGACCCACGCGTCATATCGTAGGTAAAGAAGTCAACTTCGGTAATTGGCGTACCAGAGGAATCAATGATGTCCACACCATCCACAATCCCCGGATTAGTTTGCCCAACGGCACCCCACTTCCACAGGTCTGCCTCCCACTCTGCGATGTAGATACGCTTGATGCCTCCGAGAGCGTCTTTGCATCCAATTCCGCGTCCTGTCAATGTTAAATCACAAGCCATTTTTTTTGCGTTTTAGGAGATGCAGGGGGAGACTAGCTCCCCCCTTCTCTCGGTTAGTTATTAGGCAGAGCGACGGACGCAAGCCATAGATGCCTCATCCACAATCTGAGTACCTCCGTCGAACATCATCAAGATGCGAGTGAGGTCAGCTCCGGTTGTGTTGCGGAGGTCGATGAAGCGAGCTTCCACGTGGTCGGTCAAGACGTTTGTTCCGAAGTACAAGTTGTCCACGCGAGATGCCAACAAGGTGTCGTCAGGGAATCCAGCGGGAGTGATGATTTCGTAGCCGAGGTAGAACTTAGCCATCTGAGTAGCCAACACAGGGTTGTTTTGGTCAGCGGCCAAGAATTGGAAGTACAATTGGAAAGACTTACGGCTCATGTAAATCTTAGTATTCGCGTCGCCAATCAAAGCGTCTGGCAAGTCAGCAACCAAAGCGGCCAACTGAGTTGCGATACCTGTATCTACACCAGAGCCGGGAGATTCTGCCGTAAATGCACCCACCAACAACGTCTCGTGCGTGCCTGCACCAGCCACGTATGCGCTCATAACAGAACCAAACAAAGTGCCTGCACCACCGCCTGAAGTAGAACCGTCGGTGTGGTTGTAGTTGCCGCGCCAGATGTTATTTTCGACATCTTCAGCAACGCGAGAAGCAACGTACTGAGCGAGGTACTGCTCGTAGTCACCGGGAACGCCAGCGTAGTTGCCGCGCATCTGCTCAGCCGCCCAAGTGCGGGCCAACTCGTGGTTGCAGATTTCCTCGTTGACTTGCAACTCGGTGAGGGTCAACTGAACGTCG